TAATATAACTGGTGATTGTCTACCAAATTTATCAGCTAATACAATACCTACTTGATAAGTTCTTCTTGATTTAACAGACTGATTTTTTAAAGGACCAGTGCTTCCTGTATTTCTAGAATCTTGATCATTTGTTTTTGATACAGTAAAAGCTATATTTGGTATATCAAAGTTTTGTAAAAAGTTTCCATAAACTAATCTACCACCTGCAACTTCTTGTGCTTTAGCTTTAATAGGTACAGCATCATAAACTCTAGTAAGTTGATCACCTGGTAAAGTTCTAAACGGATCAGTTGAAGAATATGTAAAGTTTACAAAAGTTTCTGTTGTAACTTCTTGATCATCAACAACATATAAAGTACCTGATCCAGACTCTTTATATATTAATTCAACACTTGTAATACCATATCCGGTTGGCGTAGGTATTTGTAGTTGTACTTGATTTATTGCATTAACAAAAGTTTCTATTTCACCAAAATTTGATAATGAAGAACTTATTGTATCAGTTTCATTTAATCTTGAAAAAAGTATAGGTGAAAAAGGTGCTAATACACTATATTCACTATCTTCAAATTGCCATCTGTATGAAAACCTAATAAGTTTATCTTCCATAAAAGTAGAAGATATATTAGTTTCTCTAGTTGCAGCGACAATAGTTGGTGATTCATACGGCGTAAACTTAGCTACAGATATTAAATTATCTATATCACTAGCAGCTGTATAATAAGATGTATTATTTCTTGCAGTTACTACATTTATTTTTCTAGGATAATTTCTATTATCAGTCCAAAATAAAAGATCATCAACTATATTTATACCTGTTACAGGAAAGTTTTGATGTAAATTTAATTGTGTTGAAACTATTAATGCTGTAAGTTGTTTTGTTTTTTGATCATACTCAAATAAACCGTGTTGACCACTATTTGTCTCATTGTATATTGAGTTTGTGGTAACAAGAAAATATATTTTTTCATTACCAGTATCAGCAACTTGACCTATACATTTACCATTAGCAAGTCCGCTTTGTGCTACTAATTCATTACCTAATAAATTTTCAACAGCACCAACATCTGAGCTTTCTGATTGCCCGATATTAATATTAAAACCTTCTCGATATTCACCGGCAGGTACTATTCTGTCATCCAGATCTCGGTTCATTTTACCGACATTGAATGTTCTTTTAATTTCTGGCATAGAAAATTATTAGTGTTTAATCCATTTAGCTTTATTACGAAATATCTGAGTCATTTCATCTACTTTCATATTGGCTATTCTAATTTTTGCATTTCTTGTTTTAGCAGCTGCTTCTTTTTTATACAAAGGTAATAGACCTGAAGTTGATGGCCTTATTTTACACAAGCTGTAAAGAATTGTTGACATAACAGCTTCTTCAGCCATCTTAGGTACTAATACGTTTTCAAAGTCGCCATTGTTACCTAAACCATCAGATATATAGCTCAAGGTTATATATGTATCTTGAGGTATTGTTGATGGAAAATATATTTGACCTGCATTTAAATCTATAACACATGTACCATTTATATTAGCATATTGAGGTGTTAAACCATAACGACCTCCAAAGTAGCCAAAGTAATTAGGCACATCAAAATATCCATAATAATATGTACTTGCAAGTTCTTGATTTTCTTCTGGATTATTAGATTTATATCTATCTATTGTTTCAGATGTTTCTGCAAATATTATATTACCATCATTATCATATAAGTAATGATAGTTTTCATCTTGTGCAACGCCTTGATTAGCTTGTGTTGTTGTACTTGGTAGTATTGTTCTTTGCACTCCACTAGCATCTGTCCATTTTATGCTTATGTAATTAACATAGTCTGATGGCAAAGACATTTGTCTTAAAGAACTTAATTGTATTTCTAAAGCTTTTTCAGAGTGAAATACATCATAACTAAATTCTTGTACCGCTTTTTGAGCAAAGAAAGCTACTTCATATCTAGGAACCTGAGTAAGAATTTTACCATCACCAATATATGCTACAATAAAATTGTTTATTATATCGTTTAAGTTTGTTCTCCTGTAATATCCAGGGACTGCTAATCCATTGCCACCATCTAAAGCGGAATAATTATCTACATCTAAAGGTCTTCTTGATATTGCCATTATTGTTCAGTTGCTGCGTTTTGTTGTTCTTTACCTTGTGCAAATCCAGTTACATCTCCTTGTTTTATAACAACTCCAGCGTAGTTAAGTATTTTAACAACTAAATTGTTTTCTTCTGAAGGATGTAAATCAAAATTATAAGATTTAGCTACTACATCGTAACTATCAGTAGCTGGATCAAATACAGTAGGATCATAGTAAGGTATTGTACCTTGAAGTACATAACCCCATTTAGGTCTAATTGTTTGTCTTAAGTAATCTAACTTTACACCAGATGTTACTGTTGAAGGATAAACAACAACACCCGTGTTTGTTAATGAATACACGGGCTGTGTTTTTACTGGTGCTGTTAATGGTGATAAATTAATGTATTTAACTTCTTCATGTGAAGCTCTATCTGCTACAACGTTATCTACAGATACTACACCTACTCTATATAGATCAGCAGGATATGCAAATTCACCATTAGAATGAGTAAGTGTACCGTCTTTATAAAACACGTTTATTTTTTCTGCTAAATAAGTATTAGGATCAGAAAAATCACTTGTTAAAAAAGCATTTAACTCATAACCTGCTTCTCTCACAAAATAACTTGCGAATATTTCATTTTGAGCTTGTTCAGCTAATCTGTTAAATTCCTCAGGCGTTATATAACCACGATTATCTTTGTTTGTTATAACAAGAACAGATTGGTATACATTGTTTATATTTACCATTTATTTACTTTTATATTAATTTGTTGATGTAAGGTTGATTTCTCACCTTACATCAGGTAAGCTATGAAAGCTTTTTAGTAATTGATTTCATTAAATCAACTCCTTCGTCTGTTTTAAAGTATTGTGCTAATGCACCGTAAGGATGTTGATCAAATGGTACTGTCATTACTTTTTTACCATTAGGAAACTTAAACACAGTGTTGTCCTCTGTTAATTCTAAAATACCAGATTCAACAGCTCTGTTAGCTAAATTCCTTAAAGTTATATCTTCATCTTCAGAAAGTTCTATAAATAATGCTGGACTATGCCTAGCAAAACGATATGCATCTCTTTTTAATTCTTTAGATGATAATGTAGATACACTAGAACCTAATTCAGTTCTCATTATAGCTTCTAAATGTGATATATCTAAAGTTCTTACTAGATTTAAAGCCTCTAGTTCAAATTCTAAATCTTCTATTTCATCTTCAGCTATTATTTGATCATCTATTTCGTCCCAAATTTTTCTTGGATGATATATAGATAATAACTTTTGTATTAAAGGTTCTGTTCTAGGCACGTTTAATACTCCATCTTGAAATATTAAATGCTGTAACGTAGAATAACCATCTTGTTCATCAACAAATAAAGATTTTTGATTAGAAGCTAATCTTAATTCTCTATTCATTCCTTTTTCTTCATCCCAATATAACAAAGGTTTTCTTGGGGTGTGTCTAGTTTGTATTGTATATGTTATAGGCGACATATCTCCTTTTAATACATATACTCTATCTTTCAATTCCCATTTCTTTTCTGGGCTTTGTACTTTTGTTTTCATAATAAAATAATATAAAATAAGAATACTGGGCCTCGAAAGGCCCGTATCCTATAGTTAAAAAATATTAAGCTTTGAATAACACAAAGTTATTTGCAGCTTGAGTAATAAGACATCTTTCACTTAAGTAGATAACTCTCATTTCATCAATATCAGTTGTAGGGCTAGAAGTTCCAACAGATCCTGTAATCCAAGATTTATTTTTTCTGTTTTCAGTTTCCGAAGCTCTATAACGAATGTGTAAGAATGGTCGCTTGATATTTTGACCTAATTGCTGATCGTAAACTGTAGAAGTTCCTGCTGGTACTAATACACCTTCAACATCACCAAAACCTCCACGAGTTGACCAGTCATTTAAATATTTCCAGTCAGTTTTGTAAAAGTCATAAGATCCTCTGCGATATCCTGTAAATCCAAGATTTAATGCCATGTCAGCACTGTTGTTAAATACACCATAAGATGTACCATGAGCAACACCTGCTGCGCCTGGATATGCACCATTTTGCATAGCAAGAATGTCATCAATCTCTAAAGAAAGTTCACGATTTAAGAAAAGCATGTTTTCTTCAATAGCTCCTTGCTTGTCTAATTGCTTAAGTACTGCATCAAAATCTGTTAATGCTCCACCACCTGCACCTGCAGCTGCTTGAGATCCAAATCCTTGATATACATTTCCACGTGCTTCAAGAGCAGCAAAGAAACCTTCAGTACCTTTAGCGTTTTGATTAGTTCCACCAACAGTGATTGAACTAGCGCCTGCAGTATAGCCTAAAGCTATTCCGTTAGCACCACCTTGTCCACCTGTCTTAAGAACACCTTCAACCATAGACATTTCGATGTAATCTTCCCAACGTAATCTATTTTCGTGTTCAGACTTCATGTACCATAAATATCCACTAGCACCATTCTCAGAAGTAACTTCAATCCAACCGATCTGAGCTGTGTCAGAACCATTGATTGCATAGTTTTCTTTTAAGATAATAGGTGAGTTTGTAAATGTAGCATAGCTAGGATTTAAAGACTCTGTAAAAGTACCTGTACCTTTAGCAAATTCTGATCCATAAGATATAGCTGTTACTCTGTTTGCCACTAAAATACCACCGTGAGCAACGTAACATTTAATTTGAAAGTTTTGTCCTGCTACTGCAGTAACAACTCCTTTGATTACTTCGCCAGTTCCACCAACAGCTGATGTAGCTGAAGTTTGAATTTGTACCATTACTGTTTCTCCTACTCTAAAGTTTACAGGCTCAGTTTTATCTGTAGTAATTCCTGTGCTTCTTGGTTGTGCAGTTGGTACACTAAAATTAAGTGCTGTACCTGATGCTCCTGCTACAATTGCTCCTGCAACAGCTCCACCTGGTAATGCGCCTTGATTTCCTAAAGGAATAACATTAGCATAACGTGTGTGTAATCTACCTTGCTCAGTCCAGATTATTTGATCTGAAGTGGAAGGCATCTCCGCTGATACCATACGTAAGAAAGAACCGATAGATCTGTTTCCATATCTTTCTACTTCTTTTTCGTATACATCAGGTAAAAATTGTTGACCCCACTGAGCAAAATTTGCATCAGTAAAATCGATATAGTTCCCAGGATACATTGTTTTGCTCTGGGTTGGTTGTAAAGCGGCTGGTATGCCTACTGTAAATGCCATTTGTTTTGATTTTAAAAATTATTTATTTCCATTTAATGCGCAATTTTGATGAATCATCGCCAGAAACTACTCTAATTTTTTGACCGCTAGAACTCATAACATTACTGTTATCAGATCGCGGAGACATATCTATATTTTTAGCAGCTTTAGCTTGATCTTTTATAGCATCGGCACGGCCTTGCTCGTAAAAATGATTAGCTATTTTATCTGCATTTGCTCCTGCGAATAATGCTTTATGGTAACCTCTTGCATCTGCAACAGTGCCATCTTTACCTATAAAGGTATTAGCAAAATTCTTTATATCTGACTGAAATTCTTTAGTCTTTAATGGATTATCTACTTTAAAACGATATTTATTTTTTCCAACGCTAAAATCAAAACCTTTGAAATCGTCTGAAAAAACTTTATCTGTTTTACTTAAAAAATCCTTTTGTAGTTTTTCACTTTCTTCTTGTAATTGCTTGTGGTTATTATAATAATCATAAGCCTCTTTATATTCAGGAGCAACTTCATTTTGCTTTCTTAACTTAAGATCAGCATAGTATTTTTCCTTACTTGTAGTAAAGTGGTTTTGAGCATTAAATAACTCTTCTTTAAAAGCTAATTGTTTAGCTTTAACTTCTGACGGATCATCCGCCTCTTCATCATAACTAAAATTTTTATTGAGTAAAAACTCAACGTCATCTTGGTTTAAATGAGGTTTTGTGTTTTTATAATATTCACGCATAAGCGTTACATTGTCGTATTTACTAATGTCTCTATTTAGATTAACATAATCTTCTAAAGAACCACCAGTCTCTTCCATAAATGTAACTAGCTTTTCCACGTTTTCAGGAAGCATTTGTTTTTCAGCTTCCTTAACTTCTTCTTTTTGTTGTTTTGTTATAGAAGGCTCTTCTTCTTTAACAACAACTTCTTCATCTTCTTTAATTAATTCTAAAGGTGAATCGTTTTCTTTTAATACTTGTTCCTTGGTTTCAAGGGTTTTATTTTCCTCATCGGACTGTCCCCGCAATGCCACTTTGGGCGTCTCCCCGCTTTCAGGTCTTTTTTCTCCTGTATCTTGCAGGCTATCAGTTGTTTCCCTTGGTATGGCATCTTTTTCTTCTTTTTGTACAGGAGGTTTATCTAAATTGACTTTATAAACACCATCGTCTTGTAAGCCATATTCAGATGCAACTTCTCCCGTTTCTACTGCTTGATCTAATACAGCAGCTTCTTGTTCTTGTTTTGTAGGTGCTGGACTATCGTCTGCAACAACCTTAACTTGTACTTTTTCTTGTTCTTCCATAATAATATATAATAAAATAATTTAATTTTTACTTAGGTTCAAATCTTGATAAGTCAATACCACCTAGCACGTCATTACCTTTTGACTCAAATGATTTTGCTGGTTTACCAGTTTGTGGTGGACCAGATAAACTTTTAGCTGATGTTTTTAAATTAGCAACTTCAACGGCTGTTTCATTTTGTTTTTCAACTAATTCTTTTTGAGCTTCTAATTCTAATGCTTTTAATTTAACATTTAAATCATACTCAAACTGCATTAGCTCTCTTTTTGTTTGAGCTTCTACTTCTAGTTTTTTAATTTCAAACTCAATATCAGCTTGTCTATATTGAATTTTAGATTCTGTTTTAACTTGTTCTGCTTGTGCTTTTGCTTCTTCTATTTGTATCTGTGCAGCACCTTGAGCTTCAGCTTGAGCAACACTAGCCGCTTGAGCCATTTGTTGATCTATTTGCTGTTTCTTTATACGTCTTATCTTAAGTACTTGATTAGCAAGTTTAAGATTTTTTATTTCACGTATGTCAATAGCATCTTCTAAATTAATACTATCTCTTGATAATGCAGCTTGTATATTAGCTTCTAATAAAGATTTTTCTTCTTCATCAGGCATTAATTCTAAAAATATACCAAAATCATGTAAATGTAAATTGTTCATTTCTTCTAAAGAACCTACTGAGAATCTACCAAGCGCACCTATAAATGCTTCTTTTGTTGGATGAAACTCTAATACATCTTTAAATCTTAAACATATAGATTCAGCTAATGCTAAAGTTATGTACATGCTAGATGATAGTATATGTCTTGTAGCTGTATTACTATTTGCCGCAGCAAGTTTTTGAACGCCAACTAACGAGTTAGGATCAGGATCAGAACCATCTCTAGCTTCATTTAAACCAGTAATATCTCTAATCATTTGTATATACTGATTATATGCAGCTATAAGTATTTGTATCTGATTACCTTGAGTTCCTGGTAATTCTTGTATTGGTACTTTACCTGGATTTTGATCTCCTTCAACAGTTAATGATCTACCTATAATAGAACCTGTTTGGAAATACATATTTAGTGCTTCTTGAGCATTATAGTTTGTACCATTACCTAAATCAACTTCTGCAATACCATCTGCATCTAAGAATACACCTGATGGAACCATTCGCTGAATAGTTTGCTGTAATTTTAAATGTGTTAATTGTATTAAATCAGCATAAGGTGTCATTTTAGAAACAAGAGATGTAATACAACCTTTATATATTCTTGGAGCTGATACAGTGTAGTTCATTAATACTTTATTAGTATTAGAACTAGGTCTTATCATATTTGTAGCTTTGTTCCATTCAAGTAAAATATTGCTACCTAATATGTAAGCTCCTTCATATATAACCTCTCTAGCTTGTGCTACTCTTTCAAATCTTGTTCTTTTATCTTGAGGTGGATTAAATTGATCATCTTTTAATATAGCTTTGTCTGCTCCTGTAGATGTTTCTTTAATCTTATAAACATTGTTTTCCCAAGTTTTCCAATTAAAATATAATACAGTTAATGTATTATTGTTATCTATTTCACTGTTTCTGTTTCTATTAAAATGATCTTTATTATAATTAACCCAATTAGAACCTTTTTTAACAAATTCAGCTATTTCTTCATTTGGTAAATTTGGAAATTGTTTTTTAAGTTCATTTACTGGTATTCTTTTTATTTCACCAAAATAATAACAATCTTGAAAATTAGGATCTTCAGTGTAAGACCAAACTAAATTAGCAGGATCTACGTAGTCTAATTTTATACCATCTGTATTATTAAATGTATTTTTAACAGCACCTATTCCTAAAACAGCTAAATCATAATCTACACGCTTTTTTAATTCTGGATATTTATTAGTTAAAAAAACATTGTTAATAGCTTGCTCTTCAGCTATTTCTATACCTTGTTTATAATTTAACTGCATGTAAACCTCTAGTTCATCTGTGCTAGCAGGAACTTCATCTTTAGGTATATTACGTGCATTAACACCAAGCTCTTGTTCTATTACACCAAGAACTTCTTGAGATGCCATATCTCTTTCTACTTTCTTAACGTAGTTAGTTCTTTCTTTTGTAGCTACAGGATCTTGTGCAAAAGCTTTAATATCAAAAAGTCTATCTTGCATACCATTAACAACTATATCTACAAACTTAGGTATTATAGGTACAGGTTTCCAGTCTAAATTTAAATAAGATAAATCACCATTTGTAGCAAATTCATCTTTATATTTTTTAATAGATTGTTCACCTCTTGCATATAATCTAAGTCTATTAAACTCTTCGCTTACTTGATAATACATGCCTGGGTTATTATCTCTATTAAACCATTCTTGTTCAATAGCTCTTCCAACCGATAGACCATATTCAGAAGACATTTTTTCTTCATCTGAGACAGCTTGACTCGGAAATTGTGTAGGAAGTTGTCCTGTTGTTATTGCCATATTTATTGTATTATCTTACTCATTGATCCATCGTTTTTATATTTAGCAAAACGAAAATCTATTTTTTTATTTGTTCTTTCCATATTAGGCCTATACATGTGTTTTCTACAAGCCATGATTGCAAGTCCACTACTTATTGATGCATCATGAGATGTTCTTCGAGATATATCAAATCTTGCCCAGTCTTCTAATGTTTTTTGAAAATACATACTACCATGATTTTCTTCTTTACGTCCTACATAATCCTCTATGTAAGACTCAATAGCAGCGGCATGAGCTTGTTTTATATCTTCAGATGTATTTGGTATACCTCCTAATTCTATTTCTGTTTTAGATAAATTACCTAAGAGTTTATCAGGTCTATTCATTGAATAACCTCTATAACCTCTTCTTTTTAAGTGATATAATAATCTTGGTTTATTGTTTTCTGCAAGTATTGGCATACCGTAAAATACTAACGCCATTAATACTTCTTCAAAAAATATTTCTGCTGTCTGTGGTCGTGCTATATATTCTAAAAAAAACTTAGTATTAGGCACATCATTTACCATAGAAAAAGTAGTTAATCCGTGAAGAGCACCATTAGACCCACCACCCCCAACAGTACCGCTGATATCATAACTATCGCATCCGAAGGCTCCGAAGCCATCATTGCCAGGATATTTA